GGACAGAGCGAGGATTACACCAAAGCAACGGCGGACGAGAGCAAAAAGGTCGCGGAAGAGCAGGTGTTCGCTCCGGAGCGCACGGCGCATGATTTCGTCATCAACCGGCTGTTGTTCCCGGCGTTGGGCGTGAGGTATTGGCGGTACAGGACGCTTGCCCCGGCCAGAGACGACACGGAAACGCTCGGCAGATTGCTGCCGTCGTTCGCGCAGGCTGGCATGACGGTGAGAGAGTGCCGCGATTTGATGCGCGACATGCTACACCGAGACCTCAAGCTGCCTGACGGCGCGAACGATGATCAGTGGCTTGACTTGCCGATGGCGATTTACCTTGCCCAGACGCAGGGGATGCAGGGCGACGAGGGGGCCGTCGAGAAGATGGTCAGCGTGCTGAAACAGGTGAACGAGCGCATGGAGGCCGAGGAGGATGAACTTTACTAGCCCTGCGCGGCGGCTTGTCGATCGATTCTTTTATGTCCTCTTCGCGCCAGTCCTCAAGTCTGGCAGGAAGAAGCGCAAAGAGACTTTGCGCGACCTTGAAGCGCAGTACGTCGCGATCTGCAACCGCCTGACGAAGCGCGAACTCGACAAGGCGCTGGAAGCGGCGAAGAAGATTCTGCGCGGCGTTGAAACAGTAACGCCGCGCGCGCTGAACCGGTTGACGGACGCGATCATCGGCAGTATTCAGCCGCCGAGCGAGGAAGACGTGAAGGAACTTGGCGACATTCGCCGCCGCGCTTACGATATGGGCAAAAACGGGGTGAAGCGTAGCGTCCGGGCGACAGTGAAAAAGGCCGTTATATCCGCCAGCACGAATCTTGTCGACGTGCGGGCCGACGCCTGGGCGCGGCGGGACGGCATGTACTGGATCGGCGAGCACTTCGACAAGAGAATCTCCGGCGCGATGCGCGACAAAATCTCCGAGTTTATCCAGTCCGGCACAGGGCGCGTCGAAGCCGGAAAGCAGCTTGAGGCGCTCTTCGGCGATATGTACGAGCGCAACAAAAGCTACTGGACGGGGCTGGCCGCGACGGCGATCAACCGATCAAGATGCTTCGGGGCTGTGGCGGGGTATGAAGAGGCGGGCGTCGAATCGTATGAGATCGTTGCCATGATGGATGAAAGGACGTCGCCGATCTGCCGGTTCATGAACGGTAAGGTCTTTTACGTCAAAGACGCCGCCAAAGTGCGAGACGCCATCATCAACGCCCAAAGTCCGGCGGACGTGAAGACTTCCCACCCCTGGTTGCCGTTCAAAGTCGCGCAGAACATGAGCAACGAAGAGCTTGCGGCGGCTGGCTTCGTCGTGCCGCCATTCCATTTCCATTGCCGGACGACGATGGTCGTGAGGTCGTTCAAGCCTCTTTTTGCAGGCGACGAGGCAAAAGCCCCAGAGCCGGGGAACATGCGGACACTTGCCGAATGCGAGGATTACGCGCATAATGTGATCGGTATCAAGAACGTCGATTACAAGGGCGTGGATGTCCACGTCGCCCGCGAGTGGAACGAGGGACTTGAAGACAACATCCGGCGGTTCCCGGAAGTCGGCAAGAACATCAATTTCGTCGGCGAGACGCATCAAAGGAACAAGCTGTTGAAGCGGTTGGAATATAACCGGGCTTATAAGATCGCTTACGATGGCTTTATAGAGCTTGGTTATTCTGCCGACGAGGCCATGAAGAACGCCCGGACATTGGCGCGCGGCGCAGCGTCGAAGCTTGCGTTGCAAATAAAAGTTCCGCCCGGTTGCCAGGCTGACAGTTTCTTTGCCCAGGAATACAAGGGCGCTATGGGCATCACCGTAAATCGCGATTATGCCCAGAATTACGGATATTTGAAATCAATCCTTCGCGAAAATGTAAGCACAAAATGGCACCCGGAAGGCTGCGATACGATCCGTTACGTGTTAGATCACGAGTTTGCCCATCAACTGGACGAGTTTTTGGGATTGTCGAAAGACGTCATGATTGCCGAGATCAGACAAAGGATTGGTAACGCCGATATTGCCGATTTTCTGTCGCGTTACGCAGCCGAAGACATCAAAGAGTTTATTGCCGAAGCGTATGCCGAATACAGGAACAATAAGCGCCCGCGGCCTACGGCGCAGCTTATCGGCGAGCGAATTGAAGCACTTTACAAGGAGAAAACTAAAAAATCAGGGGGCGATAAAGCGTGATGACGCGTGATGAATTTGTTCAAAAACTTCGCGAATTCGGCCAGCCAGAGGCGCGGATCAAGTTTTGCCTTGAATCGTGTGACGAGTTTATAGATAAATTCACAGACGCTCTCCCTGACTGGGAAACGAAAACGAAACAGGAGCAGAAACGCATTACGGACGAGTTGTTTAGTAGATTCGCTTCGGGGCACGTTTTTTTGGCACCTTATTACCCTCCGTTGCGAGTGGAATCGAAGAAACAGGGCAAATAACCGTTTTTGAAGCAAGCCGTTCCGGCACGAGCCGGGGCGGCTTTTTTCATACCCAAAAATCCGAAAGGCGGTGATGTTGTTGGCGGAACTGGAACGGGTCGTCGATTTCAAAAAGCGCGCGAAGGCGCAGCAGATCGTTTATGGCGAGGTCTACGCGCCGAACGAAAGAGATACCGACGGCAACTGGATGACGGCGGAGACCATCGAGAAGATGGCGCACCAGTTCATGCGCGAAGCACGAGTGCAGCAGATCGACAAAAACCATGCGGGCGCGAAGGACAAGGGTGAAGTCGTGGAGTCGTTCATCGTCCGCAAGGGCGATCCCGATTTTACCGAGGGAGCATGGGTTGTCGGCGTGCATATCCCCGATGCCGCGATCTGGGAGCAGATCGAGAAAGGAGAGTTGACGGGCTTTAGCATCGAGGGCACCGGACATTTGATCGAAGAAAAGGAGGACGACGAATGAAACCCGACAAACCGGGCGAGCTGACGGATGTTCACGTCAGCTCCATCAGTCTTGTCAACAAAGCGGCGAACAAAAAGACGTTCGCGATCTTCAAAAGCGCGGGATCTTCGGAGCCGACTGAGAAGGGGCTGTTGGCGGTCATCAAAAACTACCTCTTGGGTGACGGCATCGAAAAGGGCGCTTTGTCTGACAAGTACAAGGCGCAGGAAAAAGCGCAGGGATTCCACCGGGCGATCGAGGCGCTCCGCGACATCCTTGGATATGGCTACGGAAGCGACCAGAATCCCGAAACGGATGTGAAAAAAATCCGCGGCGCGCTGTCGGACTTCCAGAAAATCATGGAGGACGTCCTGATCGGCAAGGACGACGACTTGAAGAAGTTTGCCGAAGAAGTGCGGAAAAGTGATGTTGTGGAGAAGGCGGGGCGCAAGATTTCGGCGGCGCGCCGCTTGTCTTTGAAAGCGGCTTACGAGGCGTTGGGCAAGGTGCTCGAAGAAACGAGCGAGGACGCTGCCGATAACGGCGGCGATGGCGTGGCGAAAGGAGCCAGCGGAGAGATGGATGCGGAGAAGCTGAAAGAAGTTGTGAAGGGTGTGTTTGACGAGGCGATCAAGCCCGTGACGGAGCGCCTTGAAAAGCTCGAAAAGGGCGAGGGTGACGACGGCGCGAAGAAGGAGCCCGTCGAGAAGGCCGACGAGATCGCCGCGATCGTCAAGGAAGCCGTCGAGAGCGCGATTGCGCCGATCAACGAGCGCCTCGAGAAGGTCGAGAAGGCGCGCGGCGCGAGCAACAGCATCAAGGACGACGACGTGAAAAAGAGCGGCGACGGCGGCGATCTGTTCGACGGCGTGTTTTAAGTTGAAGGGAGAGGATTGACCATGGCGAGCAATCGTTCCATCATTGCAAAAGTTTCCACCGGCGACATGACCAACGGCGGGCTGCTGAACCCCGCGCAGAGCAACCGATTTATCGACTACATGGCTCCCAAGGATTCGTTCCTTGCGGACATCAGGACTGTCCGCATGGAGAGCCCCGAGTTTGAGCTCGATTTCATGGGGCTGGGGAGCCGCATCATCCGAAAGGGCGTTGAAGGCGTTGCGCCCGACGAGCTGATGTCGATCACCACCAGCAAAAAGAGCCTGAAAACCAGCGAGGTGATTCTGCCCTACGACCTGACGGACAACGTCCGAGAGGACAACATCGAGCATGAAGGCGTCGGCACCCACATCGCTAACCTGATGGGCACGCAGTTCGGCAACGACCTTGCCGATCTTGCCATCAACGGCGATCATACGGTTCTCACTTCCGCGCCGGACGGCAAGTTCCTGAGCATCGGCGACGGCTTTATTAAGCTGGCCAAGGACAGCTCCGACACGCACAAAGTCGATACCAACGGCGGCGTCGATTACAAGGGCGTGATCTTTCCGGCCATGCTCAACGCGCTGCCGAACCAGTTCAAGGCGCGCAAATCGCTGCTGCGGTTCTACGTTTCACCGGCGGTCGCGGAGGCGTATGTCGACCAGCTGGCCGCGCGCAATACCGTTCTTGGCGACAACAGTGTCGTTACGGGCAACGTTGCGCCGTTCAAGGGCATTCAGCTGTTCCCCGTCGAGTACCTGCCGGACGGCGTTATGTTCCTGACGCCCGCGCAGAACTTCGCCGTCGGCATCCAGCGTTCGATCCGTGTGGAGAATCAGCGTCAGGCGCGACGCCGTCTGACCGAGTACACGATTACGATGCGCCTTGACCCGGCGAAGATCGTTTACGACCCCGCCTGCGTCATCGCTTACGACGTGGCTTAAGGAGACGTGATAGAGATGGCGAGGACGGCAGTTAAAAAGGCGAGCGCGAAAAAGACCGCGCCCGCCGACCCTGAGATCACTGCCCTTGAGCGCGAGGAAAACGCGAAAAAATCGGCTCCCGTCACTGTAAAGCTGACGGGGGCCGCATCTTTTACCAGTGGCAAGGGGCTTTTTGTCAAAAAAGGCGGCACCGTGACGCTGAGCCGCGAGGCGGCCGACGGGCTGCTTGAAACTGGATTGTTTGAAGAGATCGCGGAGTAGGTGATTTTTATGGCCTACTGCACGATTGAAGACCTCCGCTCGGAAGGCGCAATCATTGCGGGGGCTGACGAAACGCGAATGACCGAGGTGTGCGGGCGCGTCTCCGATTATATTGACCGCATGACGGGAAATGTTTTCGAGGCGCGCGAGCGCACGCTCCATTTTGACGGCACCGGACTTTACAGGCTGGACTTGCCGCTGTGCCTGATTGAGCCGGAGCGGATCACCTGCGACGGCGCGGAGGTCACGAGATACGTCAACTATAACCGGCGCGATCCGGACGACCGCATGAACCCGCGCATTTTCCGGGCGGACGACGAGCCATGGACGAAAGGCTTGTTGAACGTGGTGATTTCCGGCGTATGGGGCTGCGTTGACGAGGCGTTGACCGGCGGCGGGTTCGTTGTGCCGCGGCTTATCAAGCGCGCGGCGATGATCCTTGCCTTGACGCAGATGACGGGACTTGCCGACTTCGATGCGCAAAAGGACGAGTATGACCGGCGGCGATTGCAGAGCGAGACTACGGACGGACATAGCTACACGCTGGACAGGACGCTTGACCAGCTGATCGCCTCCGAAGTTTGCACGGGCATTGCCGAGGTCGATCAGGCTATCATGCAGTACAAAATCCGGCATGTGAGGGTGGCGATGGCATGAGGCCGCGTTTGATCCATCCCGTGACTGTGAGGCTATTCCGCCGGGAAACTGTCGAGAGCGACCCGGATTTCGGCGAAGTTTCCGCCGGCTGGAAAGAGCCTGTTGAAATCAAAGGACAAGTCGCATGGGGCAAATTCGAGGCGTTACAGCCGAGCGGCGCGGGAGACCGGCCGCAGTGCGACGGGCACATCGTGTTTTACGCCGACGACTGGGCGAAGCTTGGAGGCGTCAAGGGCGATGAAATGGAACTTGAGGGCAGCGGCCGGCTTGTGATCGTCGAGATCGCCCCGAAAGCGCACTACGGCGGCCGTTTCCGGCATGTGCATGTCGGCTTCGTGCGGAGGCGCGGATCGTGACCGGTTGCCGTCTGACGGGCGATTGGGACAGGGCGGCGCGGGCGCTGCAATCCGACCGCATGTCGCTCGCTTTGAAAAAAGCTGTGCTCCGCGTCGGTTTTGAGGCCGAGGCGGACGTGAAAAAAGGCATTCGCGACGGCGCGCCGGGCGGCAAGCCTTTTGTCAGACTGTCGAGTTACACCGTCGCCCGCAAGGGCAGCAGCAAGCCTTTGATCCGGCACGGCGATCTGATGGGAAGCGTGACGCATCAAAACGTCGACGCGCTGACGGTATGGGTCGGTGTCAAGAAAGGGAGCGCGAACGCTGACGGTTCCGATTATGCCGATATTGCGGCAGTCCACGAGTATGGATGCACGATCAAGGTCACGCCGAAAATGCGCGCGTTCTTGCATCACGAGGGGTTGCACCTGAAAAAAACGACGACGGTCATCCGTATCCCCAAGCGTAGTTTTTTGCAGGCGACGCTTGACGGCAAGGCGTTTCGCAGAAAAATGAAGCAAATCCTTGCCGCGGCTGTACAGGAGGCGTTGCAGAAATGATTCTCGAAAGCACGCGGGCGCTGTTGAGGCTGTTCAAGACAATCGAGCCCAATACGCACCTGTCGCCTGGAGGCATCACGGAACTCGAAGCCGTTCCGGCGATCGTACTGGAAGGGCCGGAACCTATCGAGGCGATGGACATGCGCCGGGCGGGGTACAAGATCGAAACTTATGACGACGATACGGAGACGTTTGTCCGGGAGCCTGCTCCACGTTTTTTCGATCTGCATTTTACGGTCAGCCTCAGCACAGACAACGTCATGGAGTTACTGAGGCTGCTGGAACGCTGCTCGCAGCTTGCCCATAATTCACCGCTGCTGCAAGTGGCGCAGGAAACGACGGGGCGTGAGCGCGAGTACTCTTGGGAGTGGGAGCGGTTCCCCACCGGGAGCGGCGCTCCGAACATTTCTGAGATTTGCGAGGCGGTTGGCACGCTGAAAATACGCGACGTCGAGGTGTTCAGCGGCGAGGAGGTGACAGGGCCTTACATTACCAAGGTCAAGACTGATATCAGAGCTGAAAGGAGTTTGGATGATGGCGACTAAAAAAGAGATCGACGCCGCGCCCGTGAAGGGAGTGCAGATGGCGGTCATTAAGAATCTTTCGTCGACGGCGCGGGATTACCCCAAAGCTGACGGCGAGAGCGTTTACCTGTCTCCGGCGGGGAGAGGACATAAAGGGACCGCGATCCCTGCCGGGCAGGTGAGCAAGGCGATGCGTCGCGCCGAAAGGGCCGGCGCGATTGAAATTACGGTTGAAGGAGGCGGCGAATAATGGGCATGGGATTCCCCCGCGTCGTTGTCAACGAGGA